ACATGAATACTTACATGTTTCTTCCTCAAAAAACATGGTTAGATACAGATGATAAAATTAAAATATTTAAATTTGAAAATTTAAAAGAACTTAATTTTGACTTACCTTATTATAACAAAAATAATATGGAAAAAGATTGGGAGTCTTATTACAATGATGAACTTAAAGAAATAGTTAATATATTTTACCAAGAAGATTTTAAAAAATTTAATTACTAAATATGAAAACACAACTTTTGTTTCCAACTGTTTTAGGTTTTTCCTTAAATAAAAATCACAATAAAATAAAAAATAAATTAATTAATTACTGTGTTAATCAAGCTAATACTATATTAAAAGGAGGAGATAACTGGGCATCTAAAATTTATAATACTTGTGGAACAAAAGAAATTGTTTCTGTAAAAGAATTTAAAGTTTTAAATGATTGGATATTTAAAGAAGTAGCAGAGTATATAAAGGAACTAGGTTATACGGGAGACATTATTGCTAACAGTTCTTGGTTTAATATATATCATAAACATGATTACCAAGAATACCATAATCACGATGGTTCTGATTTTTCAGCAGTGTATTTTTTAGAATCAGAAGAAGACAGTGCTAATGTTATTTTTAGATCTAACGAACCGCCTGGAATAAAAAAAGTATTTATTAAAGACAACCCATATACTTGGCAAAGATTTTTTGTTCCCCCTACTCCTGGAAGATTGATTGTATTTAAATCTAATGTACAACATTGTGTAGAACAACATAAAAAAGAAAACAGAAGAATATCTTTAGCCTATAATTTTAAAATAAAATAATGTTTTTTAAAGAATCAAAAAAATTTCTAACACAAGACAACATAGATTTTATAGAAAATACTATACTAGGAAATAATTTTCCTTTTTACAGAATGCCTCATACGGTTAAAAATAATAATCAAGATACCTTAACTCACATAGTTTTAACCAGACCTGAAGATAATTTTTCTCCAAGGATAAGATCACCTTATTACAACCCTATATTAAATATTATAAAATCTTTTTTAAAATCTGTTAATATTAATAACATCAAAATATTACGGTTAGCAATAAATTTTACTTATAATAACGGACATAAAAAATGTACTACACATACAGATCATTGTTATGATCATTCGCAATTAATAATATATTTAAATGATCCTTTGGATAAAAAAAGTAAAACAGTCATCTTAGATAAAAACAAAAAAATTATAAAAGAAATATATCCTGAAAAATATAAAGGAGTGTTGTTTGAAGGTTTTTCTCATTATCTTTATTATCCAAAAAAAGGTAGTAGAATTATATTAATAGCTACATTTGAATATGAAAATAATAGATAATTTTTTTAATCAACAAGACCAAGATTTTATTGAAAAACTTTTGTTTATAGAAGAAAATTTTCCTTGGTATCTTGCTCATACCTCTAACTATACGTACGAAGACTATGTTGATGCAATAAAAGAAAACGTAGGTCTACCTTTTGAAAAAGAATATCATCAATTTGTTCATACTTTTTATGGTAATAAAAAACAAAACTCTAATCATTGGCCTTATTTTGAAAAGATATTTAAATCTAATAAACATATTAAGATTAATAATTTTTTTAGAGTAAAAGCTAATTTAAATGTTCAAGTTCTAGGTTCTACAAAAGACACACATGGAATGGTTCATCGAGATCATCCAAAAAATATTTTAAAAAGTATTTTATATTACGTTAATGATACTGATGGCGATACTTTATTGTTTGATAATAATAAAAACTTAATAGAAAAAGTTAGCCCTAAAAAAGGACGAGCAGTTATATTTGATTCTAACAGTCTACACGCCGCTAGTCCTCCGTTTAATTCTAAAATAAGAGTTGTAATTAATTGTATTATTTATAAGAAAAATACGTTAAACGACTCTACTAATAAATAGTAGATTTTAGATAGATCTCCATATATAGTGCTATATTATGCTACAAAAATTAGGTATTGCTCCAGGATTTAACAAACAAGTTACAGAAACCGGCGCCGAGGGGCAATGGTTTGATGGCGATAACGTACGTTTTAGATACGGTTCACCTGAAAAAATAGGTGGTTGGCAACAATTAGGAGAAGATAAATTAACGGGTGCGGCTAGAGCTATTCATCATTGGGATGATAACGCAGGTATTAAATATGCAGCACTTGGAACTAATAGAATTTTATATGTGTACTCCGGAGGTATATACTATGACATACATCCTATAAGAACTACTTTAACAGGTGCAAAATTTACAAGTACGTCATCATCAAAAACAATTACGGTAACATGCACCGGGGTCCATGGATTAATAGAAGATGACATTGTTATGTTTGATAGTGTTTCTGGAGTACCCGCTGCATCTACTTATAGTGACGCAACATTTGAAGACATAAAGTACATGGTAACATCTGTACCAACTACTTCAACTTTTACAATTACAATGGAGGCTCAAGAATCAGGAACGCCTTTAACTACAAGTGATGGAAATAGTACTTCTATACTTTGTTATGAACACGTAGGGCCATCCCAACAATTAGGTGGATTTGGATGGGGAGCTGGTTTATATGGTGGTACAGCTTTAGGTGCTTCTACTTCAACTTTGGCTTCTACTATAAATGATTCTGTAACCGATATTCCTTTAACTAACTCAGCAGCATTTCCATCAACTGGTGAAATTAGAATAGGGACAGAAGATATTAGTTTTACAGCAAACAATACTACAACTAACATATTAAGTGGTGGTGCAAGAGAAGTTAACGGAACTACAAAAGCTGGCCACAGTGGAGGTGCTACCGTTACAGATATTTCTGGTTTTGCTGGTTGGGGTGACCCGGCATCTTCTGACTTTACAATTGACCCTGGTTTATGGGTTTTAGATAATTTTGGTACAAAATTAATTGCACTTATTTATAACGGCAAGTGTTTTGAATGGGATGCTTCTGCAGCTAATGCAATAAGCACTAGAGCTACATTATTAGCAAACGCACCAACTGCATCACGTCATGTATTGGTATCTACACCCGATAGACATTTAGTATTTTTTGGTACAGAAACAACTGTTGGAGATACAACAACTCAAGATGATATGTTTATACGTTTCTCAGATCAAGAAAATATAGATGGCACAGATGCTTACACAGTAAAAGCAGAAAACAATTCTGGTACACAAAGATTAGCAGATGGTTCTAAAATTATGGGGGCTATTAAAGGTAGGGATGCTATCTATGTATGGACCGATACTGCATTGTTTTTAATGAAATTTGTAGGTGGAGATTTTGTATTTGCTTTTGAACAAGTAGGTACTAATTGCGGATTATTTGGTAAAAATGCTTGTATTGAAGTTGATGGTACAGCTTATTGGATGTCAGAAAATGGTTTTTTTACATATGATGGACAGTTAAAATCAATGCCATGTCTTGTAGAAGATCATGTCTATGATGATATAAACGCTACATCTAGAGATCTTATTAATGCAGGATTAAATAATTTGTTTGGTGAAGTAAATTGGTTTTATTGTACGTCTGCCTCAAATCAAATCGACAGAGTAGTTACCTATAACTATCTGGACTCATCAGCTAAACGTCCTATATGGACAACGGGTACGTTGCCTAGAGCAGCATGGCAAGATTCTGCAGTGTTTGATAGACCACATGCAACTTACTATAGACTAGCAGACAATGCATCATCGGATGTTGTTGGTAATACAGACGGAAGTACNATATACTATCAACAGGAAACAGGGACCGATCAAATTAATGCGGGTGGAGTAGTGACTGCTGTAATTGGTAACATTGTTTCTGGTGATTTTGACATTACTCAACGTAGAAGTAACACAGGACAAACTGTAGGAATGCCTGATATTAGAGGAGATGGTGAATACATTATGAGAATTAGTAGATTTATACCAGATTTTATTTCACAGACAGGAGAAACTTCAGTTAAATTTAAAACAAGATTGTATCCAAACAGTAGCGAGACTACTACAAGTTTTACATGTGACTCTACTACAACTAAAAAAGATGTAAGAGTAAGGGCACGACAGATTGCATTAGAAGTTGCAAACACAGGTGCTTCACAAGATTGGAAACTAGGAACATTTAGATTAGATATACA